TTAAAGGATTTATGTTCCGGATCATGCTCTGAAAAATTAGTATCAATTATGCTGTGATCTGCATGCGCATTATCGATAGTAAAGACATACTCGCCGGCATGCATTTTCTTATCCTTACCAAAAAATTCGCCGCGACATAAGATAGGCTTTTGTGTTACAGTTAAATGATAATCGAAACAATCCCACAATTCTAAAACATCTAAAGGTAGTAAATTTTCATGATCAACATCTTCTTTCCAAACAAAAGCACTAATAGGAAGCTTATCATATAATGCTCCATACTCTGTTAACAACGTTTCAAAGTATAGTGCTTTGTATTGTACTGATTTTACAGACACCCAAAAACCGGGCGTCAATTCGCCATGACCTTTTTCATGGTCATACAAAAATTCTTTTCTTACGAATACAGGAATCGGTGGTAAAGGATGTACTAAAAAAGCCATTAGTGAAAAACATCTTTCTTTGGTTTAAAGGTTATGACATTCCCAGGCGCATCTGAGTCTTTTTCCATTGTCTTCTTTTTATTATCTATATAATCAGATAAGAAATCTTGAAACTCATCTTCATCCATGTCTTCTGCCTGTGATGCTATTTCATCAAGAGGCATGTCGTGTCTTTCATTATCAAGGTTAACTTTTATTTTATCTAGTGTTTCAACATAGTAGTCAAGCATTTTATCTGTAGGATTAGCTTCGCAAATAATATGCATTGAATTTAAAGTTTGCAGCGTAGTTGGATCATCATTGAATCCTAGCCACGGTCTGAACGCATAAAAGCGCACGCCTTTCTGAAAGTCTTCTACGAAAACAATTCGTAAAGCGCCTCTGATGACCATGCTAGCGTCTTCTTCTGTGCTGTATGTTAATACTTCACATATGATTTCATCATCATTGGTCAGCTTAAATTGTTTAACATCATTCATTTTAAATCAATCCTATAAGACTTGTGATTAAACTTTTCTTTTTCGTATATCTTCAAGCGTTCGGCCGAATGAATTAGGGAGAAATTTTTTCTGCTTTTCCAACTAATGTCATCACTAATATCGTAAAGGATAGTGTCCTCACCATTTTCACTTTTTCTTAAACCTCTTCCAATACTTTGCAAAACTCTAATTTGTGATTTACTTGGCGATGCAAATATGATATTATGTAGGTTCCTAATATTTATCCCTGTTGAAAAGGTGCCAAGTGAAGCAACGATAATAGCATCTTTTTGTTTTTCAACTATACCTCTAATTGCTTCTCTATCTGTGGCTCCTGTTCCACCGGACACGAAGAAAACTCGTCTTCCTTCCTTTACCTTATTATCTATCAATTCATGTAGAGGCTTTCCGTGTTTCTCAACATAGTTATAAAGTACAAGTGTATTACCCTTGAGATCTAAAGTCAAGTTCCGAATGAATTTATTCCTGCCCACATGTGATACGATGTAGTCGATCTCATCCGGATATGTTCTCTTACCAAAGTCTTTACGTACTTCCTCTGCATAGTTAAGTATGATTCGTTTAATCTGCAACCTGGCGAGAGTATCGTTATCTTGTAGTTCTCTTGTTGTGGTGACTTTATAAGTTCTACCGAAGAGTCCTTGTAAGACCAGCTCATGTGTTTGAGTTCCATCTAATGTCCCTGTTGTTCCATATCTATATTCTGCTTCAGTGCATTTATTCATGATACTGGTTAGTGATTTAGATTTAAATCCATGACACTCATCTCCAAACACAGAACCAAATTGTTTAAACCACGCTTTTGGTAGCTTATAAATTGATTGCCATGTTGAAATGATAATCGGACAGTCAGTATCTTTGTCTTTACCTGAATAAATCTGGTGTGCTAATTTTTCTGGCATACCGTAAGAAATAAAATCACTTTTCATTTGTTCGACTAGTGAAGTGGTAGGTACAATCACTAATGCTTTTTTCTTATGCTTAGAAAGGTACCAACTAAGTAAAGCATATATGATAAGAGATTTACCCGATCCGGTAGGAGATAACAAAATGCCTCTTTTCCTTTGCAATCCTTTTTCGATTGCGTCTAATTGGTAGTCTCTAACACTAAAGGGCAGCCCCAAAGAATCAAGAAAAGAAGTGAGTAACCGTATATCAATATCTTGTTTTTCATAAGGTAATCCATATTCTGTAGATACTGGTTCAACTACGTAATCACGTGCTTTCGCAAATTGAACCAAATGATGTATTAAACCTGCTGGTAGCTCTCCAGTCATACGACTAAACAGACGTATCTTTCCATCCCACATACGATTGCGATACGCTGGCATAAATTTATAACCAGGCACGTAGAAGCTAAAGAACTCATTTAGTTCTTGAGCTACACCACTATCGCATTGTATGTGTAAATTAGAGTGATCTAATTTCCGGACTGAAATTTTTTCCATTCTATCATATTCTTCACTGTCTGATGTCTCCAAGTAATATTACTCAAAATTTCTTTGAGGACATCAATTGACGTTTTGTAGTATTCAATTCTTTCTTCAGACTTTTGAATCTCCGGATCTGAGTCATAATAGTAATCCATTTCGCCTTTTAATATTTTTAGTCCGTTAAAAGGATCTGGATTCCAGCCTTTAGTTTTCAAATCTTCTTCTGACATCTTACCATTATAGTAAAGCCACTTGTCTTTCAGTAATATCTTTTGCTGAGCCTCAGCTCTTTTCAGCTTAAGCTTGGTATGCGACAAAAGTTCTAAGTATTTAGAGTGTAGTAGAGGAGCTTCTCTCGAAGCTTCATCTAATTTCATATCATGAATAACACAGTCTTCATTCCACATTGCGTGGATTTGTTTCAAGTCCATAATGTACCTTTATCATGTTAAAGTCTTGTTCACAGTAATAGATGGCAATCCATTTACATTTGTAGTATATGACGCACCAACTAATTCAAAGTATGAGAATCTAAATGATGCGCCAAAAGTAATAAAAGATTCTCCGCCGGTTGTTGATTCAAACTGAATGTCTGTTAATGCAGTAGGAATACAATCTATATATCTAACCTGCTTAGTCTTATTATTATGGCTGTTAAGAATAGTTAACGTCATGTCTGCCATGGATGGAGGTTGAGGCTGTGATCTTAATCCAGGAGTGACATGGTTGATATCTAAATTTCTTCTCATCCACGAATACATTTCATCGTAAGCTTTCATATCTTCGTCTAAAAGAATGTTTGCTTGCAATTCGTTGAATGTCAACTTATCACCGATGAATGGTATACCGGTAACTTTTTGGTATGGTACTTCAACAGAATTCATAATCATTCCTGGATGCACAAAGCTTTGACAGAAAAACTGTAGGTTAGGATAGTTTTCTCTATCTACCGTTAATTGGAATGACGTTGGTTGAAGATAATTAAAATTTTGAGTTAAATCAGCCATATGGCTATTTATACAACTTTACGTAAAAAAAGGGGAGGCCGAAGCCTCCCCAAGGATATACTATTCGTTTTTTTATTACGCGCCGAGGATGTTGTCCACGCGGAAGATACGATAGTACTGGTTGGTTCTTGCTGATGCAAGACCGTCTGCAGGTGAATCACCAACAAAAGGATTGGAGACCATGCCGTAGCGAGTCTTGAATCCAATCTTCGGCTGGAAAGTATCCTCACCCACTGCACGAACCATCGTAAGCGGAACGTACGGGCAGTAGAAGACACCAGCGTCATACGGGTTGGTTCCCTTATAACCTACGTTGATGTAGTCGGAGGTAGCATACGGATCAATGTATACTCTCATACGACCATTCAGTACACCAGCAAAGGTGTTACCGGTGTCATCGACGTTCAGGTTAGTAGACATTGCAGGAGTATAGTCCATCATGCCGGAAGCAGCAAGAGAAGAAGCTACGTCAGACGAGCAGACCATAAAGTTACCTTTACCTCTACGTGTCTGTTTTGCAATTACGTTGGCTTCACGCTCGATCTGCATGATCAGGCCTTTGAACTTCTCAACCGACCAACGACCATCTGCATCTGTCTGTACGTTGAAGATACCATTGATAGCAGTGTTAGTGGTAAGTGCTCCGACCTTAGCTTGAGAGTTAAGGGTACGGATAACTTCACGGTTGATTTCGGCCAGAATCTCAGTCGAGAGAATATTGGCCAGCTCGGTCTCAGCATCCAAGCCATGGATTGCTTTAAGATCCTGAGCCAGTTCCAGCGAGTACTCAGCTTTCAGTGCACGGCTCTTGGCAGTGACAGTAGCTTTTTCAATGCTGAAGCCCATTTCTGCAAAGCTTTGAGCACCAGACTCGCCGAGAGATTCAGCGACGGAGGTGGTCATTGCAGCAATGTTGGCAAGCGGATCAGCAGCCGAGTCTGCAATGGTGCTGTCGCCGTCGGTGTCGGTCAGGCCGGAAAGACCAGAACCTTCGCCTTGTGCAGTTGTACCAGCAGTTGCAGAGTCGCCGGAGAATCCAGCGGCTGCTTCGTTAAACAGTGCTTCATCACCGGAAGACTGACCAGCTTTGGAGGACTTATACTTCGACTTCATTGCGAAGATAAGACCGGTCGGACCAGTCATCGGCTGAACACCGCAGATGTCATATGCCATCAGGTTCGGCATTGCACGACGTACCAGAGCGATCAGAATCGGGTTCCAGTTGTCGGCGTTACCGGTAGCGGCAGTACCAGCACCGGCAGCGTTAGTCGGTGCTTCCATGAGACCTTGCTCGCGCATGGCCTGCTCTTGGTTTTCCAGAACAGCAGCAGTGACTGCTTTTCTGTGATGATCGGCAAAGGTACCCGCAGACTCTTCATTCAGAACCGGGGCCCACTTTTCGATCAGGTTATCGTAAGAAATTACGTTATGCATTTCTCTGGACTCCTATTATTTTTTACCAGTTGATTTAAGGGCAGTAAGATACTGAGCCATAGAACCAGATACTTCAACGGTCTCGCCGTCTTCGTCATCTGAATCAAAGTCTGCGGCTTCAGTAACAGTTGTCGGCTTCTTGTCAAAATATGATTCCTTGACAGTAGCAACTTTTGATTCAAAAGTTTCTTCATTGTCAAAATCAATGTCATCGACAAGTGCCTTAAGTTTTTCGACTTGAGTGTCTGCAAGATCTTTAGAAGCTTCTGCAATAATAGCATTACGCTTATAAGTCTCGAGTTCCTCAGCCATTGCGATTGCTCTACCGGTTGTTTCATCGAGACGTGTCTCAAGTTCATCAACGGTTTCTGCGAGTTCGTCAACCAGGTCGGCTTTCTCTTCCGGCACAGTGATGTAAGACTCAGTAAACAGATCCTTAAGGCTGTTCATAAAGTTCTCAGCGATCTCAGTGCGGAGGCCGGTTTGGACGGCTAACTTATTTTCTTCCATCCAGTTTTCAACTACGTAGTTTAGGTAGCTGTCGACTTTCTCTACGAGGTCTTCTTTAGTAGAAGTAATTTCTGCCTCGAGTTCTTCGTTGTACCTTTCTTCCAGGCGATCCACTTCTTCAGCCAGCTTTGACTTGATAGCAGCTTCGAAGATAACAGCGGTCTTCTCTTTGAACTCTTCAGACAACGTGGCTTCATTAGCCATGATTGCATTCAGGTCATCAGAGAAATCTGCTTCATACTGAATCTCTACAGATTCTTCAGCATCTTCTTCTACATGCTCAGCCATCAGCTTACCAAGAGCAACTTTAAGATCTTCTTTATTCATGGAAGACATGTGGTTATAAGCAGCATTCATCATACCAGCTTTTGTACCAGGCATCTTACCCATCTTGTCTTTTTTGTTGTTGTTCTTAGCTGTTCCCATATTAGGAAGCTTTGCTGAACCGGTTGCATCACCAGCGGCATCGACAGACGCTACTGATTGTGCTTCGGCATTCTTAGGATCGTGCATGGCTTCCATAGGCTTCTTCTTACCTTTTTTGCCATTGTGGTACATCTCCATGACTTCACCCTCGTCATCATGGAGTTCTACTTCTTGATCTTCAATCATTTGATCTTCAGTCATCAGTGACTCCTTATATTTTAGATTTTAACAACGAGAGGAAATTCTTGAACTCACGAACTTGAGTCTCATAGAGGTCAGCACGTGGAGCCTTCTTAATTTCTGTCTCCATTTTTTCAATAGTCTGCGCTTCGATCATACCATTGTTCCATACCCATTCAACACCTTCCATAACTCCATTAACAAAAGCGCTAGGTGCAGATGGATCTTGAACAATATCTACTGCGTTGAGTAGAAAATCGTCTTTGACGATCATGGCGTCTTGACCGCGTTGCAAACTCCCCATACCACGAGTCGAAACACCCAGTTTGACTCCTCCGTCAAGCAGACCTTTAACAATCTGGCCCATAGGAGTTTCCAAAATGGTTGCCTTACCTACAACATCGTTGCCTTGCCAATCAAGGCTTTCGATCTTGTGGGAAACTTTATCTAGATTAACAGTCGGTCCTTCAGGGTGATTTAACTCACCAACCGCTCGGCCTTTTTGAACCTGATCAATGTTATACTTGTTAACAGCTGATTCCATTACGCCTTTTGGATATATCCGACCATTACGATTCTTTGCTTCTGCTTGCATAAAAATACCTTCAATAGCATATGTCTTCTTACCGTTTTTCTCTTCGGTAAGAATCTCTAAGTTATCCTCAGTATATTCAGCAATCAGCTTCATTTTATTAACCTTTATATTGTTTAATAAACTTTTGAGCTGCGTTAGTCGCGTCTCTTTTAGAACTATAGTTATCCAGCTTATCACCATCAATAAAAGCACCAAAGGCTTTAGGGCCATGCTGCTTTATGATTACCATATAACCAGAAATACTTTTCGAAAAAACGATAGAGCCACTGGCTTTATGAACAGCCTTTTTACTTAGCTTTTCTCGTAGTTCAATAAAAGTTTTTTCCATAGTACTAATATTTATAAAAAAGAATTTTTTAAGATTCTATTTCTTCTTCTTCCTCGTCCTCAACATCGACCTCTGCCTCCACGTCAGGTTCGCTATCGGCACTATCTTCGTCATCGGACCAGTCTTCCAGATCTCCTTCAGCATCGTCTTCGAGATCAAGCTCGAGTTGTTCTTCATCGAAGTCGTCCTCTTCAGGTTCCGCGCCGTTATAGATCTCATCAGCTAATCTAGCTTTCTCTTGATCTAAAACGTCTGTCAGTTTAACAGAAATCATATCATTGAAAAGCTCGTTTGCTTTATTAAAGTTTTGGTCAAGTGCATGTTGAATCATATCATTCAAAGGATTCGTTTCAACTGCTTGTACTTCTTCACTCATAATTTATCTCCTTGAGTTAACCGGTTAACGCCTCGGTAGGCGGTGTAAAGTTGCCAGAGTATCTAACAATATTTGAAAGCCTTACATTTGATACGTATCCAGCCGTAGGACGCCAGTGCGAACTGGAAGCATTAGTGGCTGCTCCTACTCGTAAAGCATAGCCAGTCGATGATGGATGCAAATTGCTCATAGTGCTGGAACCTACCCGTGTTCCATTAATATAACATATAACTGTAGAACTTCCATTTTCAGATGTTAAAGCAATGTGATGCCAAGAACCATCATTAACTACGCGTGTTCCTCCAACTTGTGTATAAGGTGTTCCGGAAGATCCGTTGTGTACGTAGTAATTTACCAAACCGCTTGTAATTCTAACAGACCAGCCATCGTACGGAGATGATGGATTAAAAGCTGAGATTACATCGCCATCTGTATCTGTACTCCAATACCAAAACTCAATTGTGTAAGCGCCGGTCCCGAACCCCCAATCATTCGATGCGGCTGTAGTTATAAAGTCATCTGTGCCGTCAAAGAAAATTGATTTCATATTAATATGTGGTGAAAAGCTACTTACAGTTGGAGCACTATTTGATGTAATAGTGCGAGAATTAGATGACCCATCAACAATCGTATCTGCGTGAGCAACCAATAGCACAGTGTTAGAGTCACTTGTATGTGTTACGCTATGAGGAATAAATGGATAGCGCGATAATCTTTTAGTAATCCTAAAATCTTCTAAATAACCAGTAAATGGTTCATTACCATCATCTCTTGCGCCAACTCCTAAATCACGTGTAGGATTCATTGGGTACGATCCAGCTTTTTCAACCGAAGCTTTGTATACACCATCAACGAAGAAGCTGTATACGTTATGGTTCCAAGTGATAGCAATATGCTGCCATGTGTTAGCTGACATTGTATGAAAACCACTAGAGCTAATATCTGATCGTGAATCCAGTGTGTAAGCACTTCCATTATGCGAAGCTAAATAATGCAGTTTATCTCCTTGCATGCTTAGATACATAGGCGCATACACACCTGACGAACCATTATTACAAATTGTTCGCCACGTACTAGAACCTGAAAGTGTGGTTGGATACACCCATGTTTCTAATGTGTAAGATGCCGCGCCTCCTGCAATTGAATTTGAAAAGTCAAAATTTGTGCTATCATTGACTGACAAATAATCACCAGATCCGTCAAAATACATTGATGCATCTGCAAATTTAGTATATGCAGTTGATGCAGTCGCATCACCATATATCAAAGTGCCATCGAAATTATTGTGACCGGAGACAACATCAAAGATTTTCCCGGTTGTATCGCCGGCAACTAAAAGAATAGTATTCGAATCTGCTGTTAAACGCTTTGTAGGAGGAGTGATATCATTATTGTCAGTTGCTGAAGCTACGTTCTTAACTCTAAAGTCTTTAAGGTAACCACTCGCTGCGTGAACGCCAGTGACGGTATAGCGCTGCCCAAAATGCCAATCTCCACCTTGTACGTAGTTAGTTGTATCAGCCCATTGCCCCTGATAATGGCCATTTACAAACATTCGAGTGACGTTACTAGACCGTGTAACCATTACATGATACCAAACATTTTTTCTTACATACGCGCTACTTTGTATTCTAGAAGCATTACTTACATAATAGTAAAAATAATTACCTTGGTTTAACCAAAGTAAAGGAACAGCTTGATTGTCTGTTGATCTGGAGTCAAGTAAGGAATGATATCTATTTATCTCTCTTGGTTTAAACCAGCATTCAATTGTAAAGTCACCAGTTCCTAATGCTAACCCAGAATTAGCATCTATCTTAAAGTAAGGACTAGTTGTGCCATCGAAATAGTATGATCCACCTTTGTCTGTTTTTGACCAGTTTGAATAATCT